GCGTAGGCGGGGCCTGCCCCGAACTGCTGTGCGTCGTAGGCGGGCCGCCCCCCGAATTGCTGTGCCGTGTAGCCTGGGCCGCCGCCGTACGCTCCGAAGGAACCCTGAAGGGTCTGGCCTGCCTGCCCTATCGCGCCAAAGCTGTCGCCCAGATAACCCTGGGCACTGCCTAACGCACCCAAGGCCCGACCCAGCGTACCGACTCCGGAGCCAAGAGTGCCCCGTCCGATCCCGGCCAAAGCCTGATAGCCGCCGATGCCGCCAGTCTCCCCGGCCCTTCTGAAGGCCTCTTGCTCTGCGCCGCTGAAGCCTGCAATCTGCTGCTCCGGGAGCCTCAGAGCCCTGTCGGCCAGGGTCTTGCCCGACTGTAACAGGCCTAGCTTGTAGGCCTCAATTTCCGGCGCTTCCCGAACAATGCTTTCTGTGGTGTCTGTGCTCATGTCGAAGCTCTCATTTCGAAGTCACGCATCATGCTGTATAAATTCTGAGCCCCTCGGTGCCGGTTGCCCTGGCCCGTCGGGTCTGCCCCGCGCACAGAGCGGGCATTTAAAACAAACTCGCCGTCCGAGAGCATGGCCGGAATGTCGTCCGACCGCTCGGTTCCGGGGCCCTCCACGAGCATCTCGCGGCGCGGATACTGGGCCAAGCCGCCCTGGTTACCGAACATTACTTGGCGGCGACGGGGCGCAGGCCGGAACGGATAGGCCGACGGCAGGATAAGATCCGAAGGCGCAGAGGAGGAGAACTGGCCGGTGTCGAGGTCCGACACGACGTAGTCTGCTTGGTTCTCTTGAAGCAACCGGTTACGTTTGTTCCTCTCTTCGTCGAGGGACGCAAGCCTCTGCTCTTTCTCTTCGTCGCTGAGGGCGTACCACGCTGCGATTCCACCCAACACGGTCGGGCCGTACGTTTTCAAGTAGCCGGGGTCCATGGCCGCCGCTTTGGCAGCAAGGGCCGCTCGGTACGCGTCCTTGGGCGATACCCCCTGGGCCGCCGCATCACTCATGCTCTTGGTGAAGGCGTCTTCGCCGCGCTGCGCCCAGACCTCTGGTCGGTCCCCCCCGGCAGTGAGCCAATCCCAGCCTTTCTCAGGGTAGGTTCTTTCCGGCAATGTCAGATCTACCAGTTGGTCGTTGGCTTCGTGACCGATTGGGAAGTCACCCCCTCCGCCGTCTAGGGACACTTTCACGCTCGGCGTGTCCCACTGACCCGCCCAAGGCTTGGAGCTAGAAGGGTCCCAGCCACCCAGGTCGGGCGAAGGACCGCCAGGGACGCCTTCTATATCCATACCGAAAGGCATCATAGCAAACTCGCCACCAGGAGTCTCCATGTACGCAGGAGTACCGTAAGAGGATTCAAACCCGTAGTAGCTTTCTTCCAGGGGCCGAGGGGGCCCCATATAGTTAACGTCCGTGGGCCTTAGCCGTAGCGGCGCAGCCTTTGCCATGCGTAACCGGTTGTCTGCTGGTGCCGCAGTCAGTTTCGGGAACGGCTTGTCTGAGTATGATGCGGCAACTTTTGGCAACCGTGGTTCTAACGAGGCGTTGGCCCCGAAGCCGGGGGCGTCCAGGAAGCCGGGGGCGTCCATCGTCCCGCTTGCGGAGTCGAAGGGCGTTCCGGTCTTAGCGGCTCCAAATATATTTCCGGTCGAGAACTTATCCCACTGTGCGGTAGAGGCTTCCTGACCCGCCGAAATAACCTCGGGACGGTAGCCTCCCACATTAAATGCGTATTTGCTCTCCGCATACGGCGAAGCGGCTACCTGAGTACCGATTTGTTCTCCAAACGTATTGAAAACAGGCGTCTTGCCGGTGAGGCTTCCTTTTATGCCTCCCGCAAGAGTCCCGGTGTCGCTGAAGGCTCCACTCAGGCCCTGGAAGGCTGCCGTGGTCGCACCCGCCATCAGGCCCGATTTAATAGAATCCTTTACACTCGCGCCCCCGATAAGGCTGCCGATGCCGCTCCCCAAGAAGCTGGCACCGAACGTCCCCGCGCCGAACATGGGGCCAAGGAAAGGAACGCCAAACATCGCAGCCGCTATCGGAAGGACTACCGGGGCGACCTTCTTGGCGAACTTCCAGACATTCTTGGCAGCTTTCTTGACGCTTCTGAAAACACTGCTGAAAAAGAACTCAGGCATCCCGGTCACGGGGTTCCGGCTATTAAGTTCGTTGCCTACAACGTATTCCTGGGGATCAAGCCCCATGCCCCGCATCTGCTCAAATAGCAACTCCCGGACCTTCGGGTTGGCGTCCAGTACCTCTGTCGGTATGACCGTCTCGCCCTCGGCGGCATGGACGACGTAAATGTCGCCGTTCCGGCCAAACTCGGCAAGTCTGCTGGCCTGCTCCCGGAAGGATCCGATGCCCACGTCCGCAAACTCATACTCCGGGGAGGCGTCCACGAAGGACTGTAGGCCGTTGGAGAGGGGGGTGTAATATTGGCTAGCCATTATGAAAGCTCCAGGACACTGGCAAAGGCGTATATTTTCGAGGCAACGGCGCAGTTTAATACGAGCGTGTCACCAGTCTCCAAAACGAAGGGACCGGTCAGGGACGTGTCTGCGGACTCAGCGGTCGAGGCTAACGTAGCCAACGTAATCTTCTGTAGGGTGACCGTAACCGAAGCAGAAGTATCGGTGATCTTCGGGTATATTACAATAGACCCGGTGTGGCTGTTGTACAGTTGTAGGTTCTTGATAATGCTCTGGGTCGCAGCCGGGACGGTGTAGACCACCACGTCCCCGGTCGAGCCGACCAACTTCGCTACATTTATGTATGCGGAGGCCATCAGTCCATGAACCAACTGATGCCGTTGGTGTCGTCCAGGCCGCTAATAACCGCGGGTATTTCGGTCTTGGTGAGAGCGTTCTCTAGAGTTCCCAAAAGGAGGACCATCGTGTCGAAGTCGTACTCTTGCGGAGCTAGCGGAAGCGCCGTGTCAAGTAACTTGGCCATTAGCGCCTCCCGTCCGGTCTGACATCCAGGCGCACGTCCCCGAGCGTCCACGCAATATCCGAGGCGCTGCTTTCGATCCGGATAACCGTAGAACGTGCACGAGACCGGACAAAAGACTGGTCCGTGGTGCTCGTGACGGCGCTCGTGGATACCGTGGTCAGAGCCTCCCCCGGATAATTGCGAGCCTTTATGATGTAGTCCACGGAGGTGTCGGCGTCCGAACTTGTTATGTCCAAGTCAGGGATGATCCGAGATATGAAGGTGAACTGCTCCCCGTCACCGAGAGAAAACACCGAAGACTCAATGAAGGGGGCCATGGCCGTGCCGTCTGCCGTAGTTCCAGTCTCGTGGTCGTATATGGTGGTGGTGCTGTCAGCGGTCTCCGCGGCCCTGGGCTGGCTGTGGATGCCGAAGTCCACCCACGCCGTTCGAGACAAAGAACCAATGTCCCAGGTGTTGTCTGCGTAGTTGTACTTCGCGTAGCGGTCTATGGTGGCGCTGTCGGACGAGCAATAAAACCAGAAAACCTCGTCAAACATCCTGTTGGACCCGGCGAAAAACTGTGTTGTCTGGTCAAGGTTTATGTCGTCAAAGACGTACCGAAGTACGGTGCAAGGTATTGCCTGTATCTGGCCTCCGTACATAAAGAAGTTTTCCGTGTCCATCCAGTAGACGCGGTCCCCGACCGCAACCACGGCGTTGGGGGCTATTATTGAGGAGTTGCTGGCCAGAAGAGTTATGGAGAAGGTAAAGGGGGGCCCTACGTATCTCATGCTGTAGAGAGATGCGTCCGTCCATATAAGGATCTGCTGCCGGGTCTCCACTGCCGCGACAATCTCGGAGCCCGACGAAAGCCGCAGAGAGCCGGACGTGTTTGTTGCCGTGGGTGTCCAATCGACGGAGCTTTCCTGGTCGGACCAGCGGACAAGCAGAAGATCCTGAAGGGTGGACCCAAGAGGGTTGCAGCCAAGAGCAATTACGTGTCGGTCAGTGTCAGACACGACAACCTGACGGGATATCGTAGGCGCATCAGAGGCACCGGACCGGCTGCTCAAGGCCGCCGCCCTGTTGTTCAGGCCCAGGCTTGCCTGCCAGTAATAGACGTTAGCGTCCCTCACGTTGATAATAAGGTCTTCGCCGAAGTTGTCCTGCGACCAGAGCCTCCCGACATTGTCTGTGACAAAATCTGCAACCGTGTCTCCAAAGCCAAAAAAGCTATTGGCTTCGCTCACGGCGTCGGTGTCGCTGTGGGCAGCGGCGGTGGTCCCTCTCGCGCCCCGGACGACACCCGCATCGAGCGTTTGACTTGTCTTCCCCGTGTACTTTATAAGCTCGTCGTTGATCTGAATTAAACCCACGAAGGTTACCGCATCGCCGCTGCCGTGAATCGCCGCGGTGGTGCCGTCCGCAGCCCGCGTAATGTCCCCAAGAACGGTTCCGGAATTCGTCCTGTATATTATATACTCACTGTTTATCTTGACCGTCCCCTTTGACGGGAACCCGGAAGAATTCGCAACGGCAATAGTGGTGTCTACGACGGCCACGGCAGCGCCCGTAGTGGACGCCACCGTCTCGAAATCCGTGGCAGAGGTGAGAATTATGGAGGTGGCGCTGTCGTTTATTGCACCATTCAGGGTCGTCATGGAGTAAGTAAGGGTAGGCCCGCCGAAAAACCCGGCCCCGAAGCCGGGGCCGTTGGCGACTTGGGCGGAGGCACCTACGCTGATCTGGTAGTTCGCGATTACCGCAGAGCCGCCCCCCGCGGTGGCACCGGAGGAGGCGCTGCCGCCCGTGTCTAGAGTGTAGCTGTTGGCTGATACGACTTGAGTTATGACCTGCTCTTTGTTGAGGTCGGAGGTCGTAAGACCATCCACGGTTGTCGCCCCACTAAAGGTCACGTAGTCCCCCTCAAAGGCTCCGTGACCGACCGCAACTACGGTAATTTCTCCCGATCCGGCGCTCCCCGTCGTGAAGGGGTCAGCGCCCAGGGTAGCCGTGCTACGAATGGGGGTAATGTCGAAGAAGGTCGTGCCATTCTCTATGTAAAACTTTAAGTTAGTGCCCACCCCCATGAGCTTTAAAGCGGCCAGGGTAACCCAGGTTTTAAGAGACCTGACCGTCCCCAAGACAGAGCCGCTGCTGATGCTTGACCAGCCGCCTATCTTCTCGGGGTATCCCTTTCGGAACCGGATTAAATCAGAATCAAACCAGCCCTGTTCGCTCGCGAAAGACGTGCTTTCGCGATTGATGCCGGGGCGGAACTGGATTCTAGAAAGAGGCATTCGGGCTGCTCCTCAGCCCTATTCAAGCTCGCTGGGAACGTAGGCATCCATGTCGTCAGTATTGTTCAGCCCAGCCAGATGGCTCTGCGCCGTGGGCGGCAGATCACGCAGCGCGACCTTCTTTGCGGCCACTTGGACCTTGCTCAATCCATCTGGATGCACCCCCTCGTCTGCCAACTGATACTCCAGATCAAGCTCCACCAGCTTGGCGTTACGATCACCACGAATTTCCTCCAGCCGTTCTACACGGGCCTTTGGTAGCCGCCATTCGTGGGTCTTTAGGTCGGTTGCGCTGATCTCGACTGCCAGCGTGTCGGCGTCCGGTACGATTGCCGCTTTGGTTTCAACATGGTCATCATCATATTCGGCGGGGATGGTATTGGCCTTGACCAGATCAGCAAGGATTCCGCTGACTGATCCGGCGTCACCGACTACGGTTGTCGTGCCATCGGCGTTAACAATTAGTTCATTCATTTTCTAATTCTCCAAAAAATACGACATATATTAAACCGGGGTCTACTGTAGCGCCATTTTTATCAGTAACGTAAACAAATGCCGATGCGTTCGTATGCCCAGCCGCACCAGCGGAGAAAGTTACTGTCTCCGCTTGGCCTGAAGAATAATTACAGTTTCCAACACAGACATAATTTAGAGCCTTAAATGGAATACTGAAATTAACAGTATGTTGTCCTACGCCTCTATCAACTACAGACTTCACGTTGTAACTTGATGTAATTGCCACATCAGCACTGTTATATACTGCCCATGCCTTCGCCTTACTGAGATCAACACCGGCTGGCAGATCATTAGCCAACCCCCGCACCATCTCATTAACTTGCCTTTGATCGACTGCCGGTGCCGTGACGTATGCATTGGCGCTGTTCTGTTCAGCCCGTAGGTCGCCCCACAACTTGCCCTTTTCGCTTGCACCAGAATTAACAGTGGGCTTTGAATCTACAACCAGCCCGTCGAATATCGTGATGGCATCCGTCTGGGTAACCAGCACCTTGCCCGACAGCGGATCGACATCGACATCAATAACGGCGTCGGTGCTACCGGATTGCAGTAGACATTCGGCGCTGGCGACGAACATGCCTTTTTCCGCATCGTACATCTGTCGGACTTGAGTGGCGGTTGGGGCGGTGGCTGAGAGTTTAGCCAGTGCCAACGAAGAAGTTAGGGCTGGATTACCGCCATTATGCCCTCTTGCACCAATACCTAAGATTATATCTGCGCCAGTTAAACTACCACAATCAGTAGTGGCAGAATTAACCAGAACCCCATCTACATACAAATATCTTTCTGTATTTGATATCTGAACCCCATCAAGTTTGTGCCATTCGTCATCATCATATGTTGTTGTAGAGCCAAGAGTTGTCTCTGCTGCATCGCCATAACACTCAAATCCAACTACTCCAGAAGCCTCCATGTAAATATCAATTCGTACAGGGGGAGTGGCTTTTCGCAGAGTTACATATTCTTCAAAAGCACTATTTCCTGCCGACTTGAACCAGACAGATAGATAGACATTGCCATTTGCAAGAGATGCCCAGTCAGCATCGGCTGCACGACTCAGATAATTCGATGTGGTGTAGGGGCCATATGCAGTTAGTTCTGCCCCACTCGCCACTGCTGCGGTCGGCACCGTTCCGTTTTCGGTGAGGGTGTTGGCAAGATAGCTGCGATCAACTGTTTTGCTATTGGCTAACCATGCGCCACGGATATCACCGACCATATAACCAGTGGTGTAAGCCCTAGTTGCTTGAGATCGTATCAAAGCGGCAGTTAAATCAGACCCACCCCCGATATCCTGTATAGATTGTGTGGTGCCATCGGACCAATAATAATCCAATCCGCTGGTGCCGCCAAAAGCAATCATGCCTTCTTTATTACCCGCTCCACAAGTAACCCCTGTTGGAACACCCGGCCCATTAGCTACGTTGATGCCAGATTGTATAAGGTTTCCATCAGCAGTGATTGTTGCTAGAGGCAATGTCACAGTCATAATATTAGTAGAAGGCATTTGGTAAACGATGCCCGGATACATCTCTGCTAAAGCAAGATTGGTGGCACCTGAATCATATGTATCGTCGTATACATTGCCATTTGGCATTATGATTGATTTGGTAGATGTCCCCGCTCCATATCCAGCAATAAAATACGGAATATTTCCTCCTGTGCGAGGATCAAAAGGAGTGTCCGGTGCTGTGAAGGCCAACACTTGGTCAACATCATTGTTTACTAATGCCGGTGCCGTGCTGCTGGACAATGTTCTCGGCCAGCCAGTCGTTCGTTCTGCCCATGCGCCAGAGTGTGGGTCGATGATGGCAATGCCGTCCTCGCTGCCTACAATCAGGTAGCCCATTGCAGCCGCTATGGATGTCGGTGTCGCCGCCGCACTAAGATCAATGGTTGCCAGCGGCGTGGTGCTGATAGCTCCAGCCGATTGTTCCGTTAAATCCCAGATGTTGATTTCTGTGTTAGAACCTTCGTCTTCGATGGTTGCTAGCATCAGGCTGGAGAATACGCTGGCCTCGCTCCATGCGCCGTTCCATGCCATGCCATCGACTGACGGGCCGAAGATCACTTGATCCACAAAATTGGCGTTGGTCTGTAGGACGCCAGCAATGGCACGTTCTGCATCCGCACCAAAACCAGTGGCAGTGCCTGAGTTCACAATCGTGGCACCGCTATCAACATTGAGCGCCGAGCCAGACAACACCGAGAAGGTATTGGCCGTAAACTGGAAATCATCGGCACTGTTGATACGAATATCAATTGTATTGTCCGTATCCGCCGTGATGGAAGTATTACCGCCGTCGTCCAGAATTAATTCGGTGCCGGTCATGTCAATTTTAGCATTGGCAGTGATTAATCCAGACGCGCCAATGG